TAAATAAAAAGGGAAGGGGAGTTACCCCCTAACCAACACTGAGATTATATTAATTTAAATATTATACATAATTGCAGATACAACACCAATTAAAGAGACAATAGCTCCTACCACCATGCCTAAATAAAAACTATTATCTTCTTTCATCTTCATTTAATCTGCTTTATTTAGTTACATATCCAGTTTTATTTTATTGACTGCCTCTCGCATGGCTTCTTGAAGAGTTAATCGTCTCGGCTGCTCATTCCCACACAAATCACACCAATAATGGTCATGCCTTTCTTCCATGTCAGGGCATCCACAGTTATTGCAGATTGCCGATAGCTTGATTATCTCTCTCATGGCTTAAAGTATATCTTTTCCCCGCTCTTCTTATCAAAGAAAAAGAATCTTGGTACTGCAATGGTATCAAGCACAGTCTCTGTCCTTATAAAAAACTTTGTCTCCGCAGTAATGCCAACGCCAGTAGTATCACTTGCCACAATGGGTATAACCCTTTGCACCTCTGCTACTGCATAAACTATCTCTACCTGTGCATTAGCATCAATGGTCATCTCAGGCAATGGCTTGTATTCGGGTTGCTTCTGTTGGCTAAAAAGAACTCCCCCAAAAAGGGTCATTAAAATAAATGTTATAATAATTCTCATTCTAATAGTTTTAAATGTTATAATAATTTCGTGTCTTTTCGGTAAGTATCAAAAACCTATCCCTGTCGGGCTGGCACCAGTCTACCTTTGCCTGCCTCATATCATATCCAATAGCAGGGTTTGTCTTTTTAATGTTGTACCTACGCCTAAATTCCTCAACGCTTAGGACAGTTACCTCAGGTATAAAATCGTTCAAATCTCTTTTCATCTTACTTTAGTCTTTTAATTTAATTGGCAAAATGCCATACCTTCTTATTCCAAAAATCTACAAATAACAGTTGCATCTCTTCACTCAATGGAGGCTCGTATCTATAAACCATCATGGCTATCAAGTTGAATCCATATAATAAATAATATGGCACACATTATGCTAAATACTATCATACAAAAATACTATTTTATTTTATTATAAATTAAATCAACTTAACCTCATCCACGCAGTCATCACATATGTATAGTGTCTTATTGGTGTATATCATATGCACCATCTTGGTATTTGTCTCTGACCATCTGCGCTTACAGTTATGGCATACCGCCCAGCAAAACCTCTGCTTTGATGCTGGAGTAAATTCCTTGATAGTCTTTTGATTTTCCCAAACTCGCATCAGTTCAGATTTATGGTTTCAAACCACTCCACTTCATTACAGTTATCATCTTCTCCCCACATTACCAGCGTTTGCTCTTGGAATAATACAAGCGCACCTCCTATCCTTGCGTATCTATAATTAAGTTCCTCTTCGTCATATTCTTTCAGACCAGTAATTATTGTCTCCATTATTTTTGCGAATACGTCCTTTATCATTTTATATCTTATTTTGTTTTAAATAGTCTTCAGGTAGCTTATATAACCGCAGTCTTGCGTCAATATAAGACCTTGTATATTCTGCGCCTTGCTCTAACTCCCTATGTATCTTTCTTGCTTCTTTAATAGCTTCGTTCTTATCCTGTTGCGTTAGCTTCAGTGGTCTGTTATGCGTATCTGCCCAATATAACCACTCTAATACCTCATCGCCATACCTGTCAGCTACTGCCCTTACACGCACCTCATCTGTTATGTTTTGGTCTCCGTTGCTCCTTTCCGACTCCCCATGTATATTTAACAAAAGATACTTCAAATGTGGTTTCCTTGACCTACTAAAGCTATGCCCCGCCTGTTTCGTGGATGGGTCTATTGGCAATGCTGGAAACACTATACAAGGCTCATTCTCATCCAGTTTCCTGACTATCTTATTTATAGCCTTCTGCAAATGGTCTACACTTATTCCTAACTCTGCTCTATACTTTTGCTTTTGCTCTCGCCACTCTTTACGCTTTTTTCTTTTTTGCTCCTCTCTTACCTTCTCTACTGTTTTTTTTATGTAAGCATCTTGACATTTATCAGAACACCACTTAATATACGTCTGCCCCATCATCCTTTCGTACTTAGACTTACAAATTCGGCAAGTATATGTCTTTATCTTCTTAGGGTTCATCTTCTTTTTTAAAAGCAGCACTGCCTACGTTTAGGACAATGCCACTTGCTCCGTAGTTAATAATAACGGATGTCATAAAAATGGTATTTTATGTTATTTCTAATTGAATTGCCGAATCTACTTGATTGTCTTTTTTTATCTTTTCTTTTAATTTATTATTATATTTTATTGATTTAAACTTTTCATATGCCTCTGACTTTGGTTGTGTTTGTCCAAGACCTTTGCAGTAAAAATCGTTTCTTAATATGCAACGAGACATCCTCTTCCATGAAGGAGCCCAACATTTAACCTCTAAATTGTGTGGAGCCTCGTCAGGTATTTTATCATATCCTCTTTTTTTCCAACCAACTATAAATTTCTTAAATCTTAACTTGTAATTATCTTGAGTAATTTTTGGCATTGTAGATAATAAAAAATTAGTATACTCTTGCCAACTCATATTTTCTGGTTTTGTAACAAATCTGTTGCCATTTATAGAACCAGACTCATTGACATATAATGCACCGCTATTTACACCAGAAACACGAGCCAATAGCTTACTCCAAGTATCTGGTTCTAACAAGTGATAAAGCCATAAGCCCTTTTTCTGGTCATCTCCATACGGTTGACACAATCTTTGAGAAGAAATTGGAACTCCCGCTAATGACATTTTTGAATAAATTGGATTTGATGGCAAATGTTTGTTTTTACCCAAATAAACCCAAACGTCTTCAGTTTTCCAATCATATAAGGGATACGCATTATAAAGTGATGACGAAACTTTTGTTGTCCACCTAAATCCATTGTGCATTAGTCCATTTTTTTCAGAAACTATTGCTCTATATCTGTGTAAAGATTCATCTGACCTTATGCCAATAAATGCAGCAGTTTTTTTACCCTCAGAATACCAATCGCCAAATATAACCATCAACTCTTCAAATTCCATTTTAGGAATATAAAAATCATATTGAGACAAATCAGAAGACCTTGATGGTTTTTCACGAACCCATAAATCCTTTTTATCTTCATCCCAACAAACCCATTTTGGCTCAAAATTGGAAACCGCATTTCTAAGTAACAATTCCCCACAAAACCAATGAAGGTCAATGTGCGATTCATACAAATCAATACAATTATTTATATGGGTTATAGTGTCCGAATATTGAGCCTCTAAATCTATTATTAAAACACCGACTTTTCTGTTTCTCTTAATAGCTTCAGACATTACCAAATGTAGCATTACCGTACTGTCTTTGCCTCCACTAAACGATACATAAATTTTTTCAAAATCATCAAAAACTGAAGATATTCTTTCTTGAGATGCCTTTAATACGCTTTTATTAATATATTTTTTCATGCTATTTTTTTTATTAATATAATTCCACTTGTCTATCTTCTTGAATTGCATCACTTAAATCAAGTTCACTCATATTCATAGACAATAACCACTTATTTAAATATTTAAACGCAATTAAATTAGCTGCTTTTTGCTCATCTTTTGTCAATAAAGACCAACCGCCTGAATATTTAGAAGGAACATTGTACTTGTAGCAGACCGCAGCCTGACCTAACCACGCAATTCTATTCATAGAACTGTTAGTCAAATTGTGTTCACAACTATACTTCCATTCATTCAATACTTTATCCAAAATTCTTTCAAATTCACTTAAATTAGTAAGCAGTTCTTTGTATTTATATTCACATTGAATAGGAGTTAATGTTTTATGAGACTCTTCAAAAAAACCATAATCGACTGCCTCCCACTTATCAAATGTGTGATATATCCTATTTTCATCACTCTCTTTTGGTATTCTAACTAAATCAAAATCTTCTTCATCAATATCATCTGTTATTTCATCATATTCTTCATTGGCATACCCTTGAACAACCCACGCTTTATTAAAATCTTTGTCTTGAAACATCCCCTCTAATCCAGACACTTGACATAGTCTTAAAATCTCATCTTCATCCATCCCCAATTCTCTTGCAATCCTTTTGTTTGCCCAATTTCTATTTTTTAACTCTATAACTATTTCAGACATGGCAGATACTTGATGTTTTCCTCTTGCTCTGTTGTGCCTAATTGTTGAAGCAATCCTTTCTTTTTTGCCTTGCTTCTCTTTTCGAATTCCTACTATTGGCAAATATCCTTTAACTCTGTCTTTCACTATTATTGATTCTTTACCTACCCTTGAACGGTGAAAACCATCGACTACTTCAATTTTATCATCTTGAGGAAAAGTTACAATCGGTTGAGTATACCCATCATTCACAATAGACACCTCTAAAAGTTGCATTTCTGGTGGTGCTACCTTATTTGGATTATAATCATTAGCAACAACCCTCTCTGACTTTACCCATTCAACATAATCGACAGGATTGTCCTTAAAAGGAGAATTTTCATGTAAAAACTTCCTAAGATTATTAATGTAATCCACTTTAGAATCAAAGTCACAACATTTAGATAAATCACATAAAATCATTTCTTTTGTTTCGTTCATTGCATTTGTATTTTTATTTAAAAATAAGTGTTTTGTTTTTATAAAAAAAATATACACTAATTAAAATGGTATATCTTCACCTGACTCCGTATATCTATCAGGGTCATAGTTTTGGTTTATATCTCCCTCCCAATCTACATACTTGCGGCTAACGTAAGTAAGCCTTATTACTCCCGTCTTGCCAAACCTATTCTTCATAACCGCCAATTCCGTTGTATTGTCCGTGCATTCATGGTCGTAGTAATTTTCACGGTATAACATCAACACCATATCTGCATCCTGCTCTATTGCTCCCGAATCCCTTAAGTCTGATAACATAGGTCTTTTATCGGCTCTCGATTCTAAACCTCTATTTAACTGGCTTAATACTATCATAGATAAATTACACTCATTAGGCATAGCAATTAATTTGAGTTGCCTTGAAACGTGTTCAACTTCGGCATTCCTATTACTCATTCTTTTGCCACTTTGTATGAGCTGGAGATAATCAACAAGCACCATTTTAAGGTTTACCCTCTTATTCAAAAATCTAATTTTTGTAATTATTTCCTCTATCGGTCTTGCGCCACCAATTAAAAATAAAGGCAATTTAGTAACCTCAGTCATAGCCTCCTCAATCGCTTTTACTTGGTCTTCGTTTATTCTTCCTCCCCTTATGTCTTCCGTCTCTACGCCAGTTATTATCTCCGCCAACAATAACAATAGTTGCTCTCCACCCATCTCAAGACTAAATACTGCTACTGGGTTGCCTTCTCTCGCTGCCGTTAATGCCAAATTCATTGCCATAGTCGTTTTACCAAGCCCAGCTCGTGCCGCTATAATTGTAACATCACCACCCTGCCAACCCCCGTTCCTCTCATTTAACTTAGTTATGCCAGTAGTTATTCCACTCAACCCATTAGACTTCATGGCCTTGTAAACGCTATCCATCGTATCTTTAATGTACTCTGATACGTGAAATGTTTGAGCATCTTCTATTTCATTATCCTGAAGAGATGTCATTAGCCTTGCTTTAATAATATCACTTGGCTCATCTGCCAACAGTCCATCCTTCGCCTCTGTTATTGCCTTACTTAATGTGCTTTTCTTGGAATACTCTACCACCTCTTTTAAGTAATCGTCAAATTTTGACGAGTCTGCCATTGCAAGGTAGTTACTATCCAGCGTCTTATAATCTATGCCTATGTCCTGCGCTACTCGGTTGCTTAACAAATTGTAATCTATTTCCTCATCTTTACTATACAAGTCGGTAATTATCTTAAATAGCTTCCTGTTTTTTTCTGATGAGAATAACGCAATAGACAAAATCTTCTCATTGTTTATGTAAAGCGATGGCTTCAGAACAAGCGTCCCAAGTAATGACCTCTCCACAAATCGTATTCCTTCTGTTTTTGCTTTATCCATTTAAATCGTTTCTAATGCGTTTAATTTTATTTTTGGTGTATTGGTATAACTTTTTATTTAAAGTCGCTTAAATCAAGCGTAAATGCCCTTAAAATTGATTTTATAGGTATTTAATACTATTTGATGTCTTACTTTGCTCTATTTCATCCTCCCAGCGTCTATCCCTTAGCCATCTCATCGGATGCGGTCGGTACTTTAATTCAGGATGGCTCTTTAGCCACCCCTCTAATTTATAAAATAGTTGCCTGATGTCATCTTCGCTTAATTTTATCCATTGCTCCCGTGCCTTCTTTTTGTCCACCTTCTTGCCATATGTGTTCCAAAATTGCTCAAAGCGTTCTCCCTTTTTGCTTGTTTTTTTATTATTAATAATTGTATTATTAACTGTATTATTATCCTTTAACTTTTCGTAAATAGGGTATTTAACATTACTTAAATAGGGGTCTTTAACTTTTGTTAAATAGGGGTCAATGACTCTAAGCACTCTTTTTTCTATCTGTTTTGTGCCTTGCTTATACACTATTTCACTTGAAATATAACCCTTATCAATCAGGCTTTTAATTACAAGGCTGACCCTCGTCTTGCTTAAATTAAAGAACTCTGCAAAGTAGCTATTATTAGCATAGCACCCCTGTTCATTATTCAGACTGTTAATCTCAACAAAAAACACCTTTTCTTGTAAAGTTAAATCCTTTGATAGCCATATCTGTCTTGGAATCCATACTCCTTTAAAGTCTCTATCCATTCTTATCTTCCTTAATTCGTGAACGAATATATCCATTAATTACAAATAAAAAATATCTGATGCTAAAAATAGCAGAGCCACCGACCAAGAGTAAATTAGGGTGAGGCTCACCACACAAGCCCAAAACGTGCCTTATTACCTCCATCATTGCCTTAATGATTTTGTTGAATAAATCTTAGGAATATACTTGTCGTAAGCAACCCTTTTCTCGTGTGATAAAATGTCTGTTGATTCAAATATTTTAGCTTTCTTATCCCTTACTACTAAGTCAATAATTTTGTATATGCCATTATCCATCCGCATCCAATAATTACCAGTATCGTCCTTAAATAAACCTCCATTTGTATATTTGACAAAACATCCTTTTACTTCTATATCTAATTCCCCAATCCCATTTTTATTCTTACTTACATAAATTGTATTTTCAGGTATTACGTCCACGCAATGCTTCTTACAATAACCTTTGATATAATTATTATTTTTACACCCCTTAGTCTTACATTTAATAAAAGTTGCAGTTCTTTTTTTATGCGCTTTTCGGCTATAATTAATATGGCCATACAATCTAACCCTCTGATAATGCTTCATACAATACCCCTTAGCATATTTTAAACGCTCGCAACCATCTGCCTTACATTTTGGACGGTCATCAGATACTACACAAGTTGGGTCATTTTTTAAATGCCCATAGTGCCTTATTTCTGCGTAATGCTTTTTACAAAAACCAAGAGCATAATGTACGTTGCGGCATCCCTTTGCCGTGCATTTACTGCCGTATTCCATTTAGTCTTTTTTTTAAATTATTAAAATAAATGTCATCTTGCTCCTCTTGAAGTTTATACTCGAATAAATCCTTCCTAATTAATTGTCTCCTCTCCTCATCACTAAGACTGTGATATGAGTGCAAGTCATTCCACTTAGGCGACTTTATAGCCAATGGCTTTCCATCTTTAAATATTATTGTATCCATATCTTTTTTTTTAAAACTGGCGGGGACGTAAGCCCCCACCATAAAACAAACATCATGAAAAAGTTAAGTTAAAACGGTAGGTCTATAACCTCGTTACTGGCTACCGTTTCAGTTTTTGATATTTCGTCTGATGACAAAATACTAACTCTCTGCGCCACTATCTCGCTTTTGTACTTCGTAACACCGTCCTTATCCTCATAACTTGAGTTAGAAATCTTACCTTCAACAAACACCTTAGCACCTTTACTTAAATTATCGCCCTGACCGTCATACTTGGTAAACATAACAACATTATGCCAAGTTGCTTTTTGCTCCCACTCTCCAGCATTGTTCTTCCAGCTCTCATTAGTTGCCAAAGGAAATTTAATTATTTTGGCTTTATCCGTAGCCACCGTCTCAGGGTCTTTGCCCAAGTTTCCTACTAAAATTACTTTTTGATACATATCTAATTATTTAATTAATTAATTATTTCGGCTCTATTGTATAATACGTTCCTGCATTGCGCACCAGCTTACCACCCCAAGCCAATAGGTTTGACTTGTCCTTATAGCGTGTAACTTTGTTGTATTTATGCAAATCGAAAAACTCTACATCACCAACTAAATCCGCATCACAAAGGTACTTGTAAATAGTATCTCGCATCTCCATCAATCCATCCACCCTCGTTATTATCTCTCCGCACATTTCCTCATCTCTTGGAATCTCTATCAATTTAACCCTATCCTGAATAGGAATGTCATATTCTATCTTATTGCCATACTCGTCTATCCTTGTACTTGTAAGGTAAAATAATAAAATTCCTTTTGGTAATTCCGTTGCCAACATTTGACATTGTAACTGCGCTAAATAATTCTTTGATACGCTCTCAAAGTTCTTAAAAAAACTATCTATCGTATATGGGCATTTAATGTCTATTACGCACTCTTCAGGTACTACCACGTCAGGAGTAGCGTATAGCTCGCCCTGTATGTGTATGGATTCGCTGGATTGATATTTGGCATTCTCCCAATTCGGCTTAACGCATAGGTTAAAAGCCTCCTCCTCGTTAAATATACCATGCTGCATAGCAATAGTAGTAATGTCTCTGCGCTCTCCGTTTATCAACTCCTCTGCCAACTCAAGTGCTTTAGACTGTGCTGACTTAGCTTTTAGTTCTTGCTTGGTAAATAAAGTACCGATGCTACTTGCACCGATACTTCCTAATGGTCTGCTCATCATTTTAATAGTATTTTCTTAGCCGTAAACAATGCCTTTACTTGCGGGTATTTCTTGATGTCATCTTCGCATTCCTTATATGCCGTCTTTAGCATTTCAAGGTTATCAACCGCCTCGAGCTTTAATCCTACCTTTTGGAATACATCCGCAGGTATGTTGTTGTCATCCTTCTTAAATGTCTCCGCTTGTTTAGACTGTTGAGCCTGTGCATTAGCTACCTCTTCATAACTTGCTACGGACTCGTCTAAAATTCCAAAACAAGCCAATGAGCGACCCCAAGCAGACGTTTCTGCATTTTCGATATGAGATGTCTTATTGATAAACGTGCTGCCCTTTACCTCCATCGCATGACCTACTGCTACTGCCACGCCATCTTTAATTACAGATGCTTTAAAGATAACCTCCGTTTCTGTAAGTGATACTATCTCGCTCACCAGTTGGAACTCAGGATACTTGCTCCTAAATTCTTTGATTCTCTCTGATACTGGAACGTAGTCAGTTCCCTTAATGTTAATTTTTTTCATCTTGAATGTTTTTTAGTTTGTTTAATAAATCCAATCCGCTAATAGTTGGGTCTTCTTGCACATACTTTAGACCGTCAATGAGTAATGATGTTAGCATTGACTTTTCTCCAAAGGCAATAGCTTCTTCTATCGTTTCTATCATGCTTAATTTTTTCATTTTGTCAGTTTTGATAACCCTATTATTCAGGGCATATAAAGTAAGTTAATATTTGTTCTTCAAGCTCTCCTTTAGGCTGACCCCAAACTTGAAACTCTACAAGGATTTTTCCATCCTCAGCAACTACGTCCTTTTCTCTAATCATTACATCATCCATATAGGCAAGGGCGTCCTCAACCATTTCCTCGTAACTGGGGTAATTTGAATAATTTTCTTTCATGTTATTTGTTTTTGTTTAGTTAATAATTAAATACCTTACAAATATAAATATTTATTTTAAATAAAAAAACACATTTATTAATTAAAAGCAAAAACCCCCACGAGCATACGCCCATAGGGGTTAAAAAATGATATGCAGATATTTTTTTTACAGTCCTTTGGTTAGGAATCGTCTTTGTTCGGTAGTTAATGAGCTTAACCGTGAACGTCCAATAGAGCCACAATCATTACATCTAAAAGTGTCGTATTCGTTCATATAAGTCCTATACGTTCCCTCCCAATGTATATCGTCTGACCCACACTTAGGACAGACATGGACATTATCCTCTACATAGAAGCCTATGTTTGGATGCCCCTTAATGTAAGGTCGTAGCTTTAAGTAGACCTCCTCTTGTATCTTTACGTCCTGTATGTTATAAGCCTCCATTTTATCTATCGCCTCCTGTTTACCCTCCATACAATCCCTCCATAACTCAAAACCTCCAGTTTCCATCTTACGCCCTACGCCTAAATACTTGGCTAAGTAGTCAAGGGAATGGCTGGGTAAGTCAAAAGCCGTCTTAGACGCCCTGTAAGTATCTATGTGTTCAAACGGTAACATTGGAGGCAAGTCATGCTTTAGCCTACGAGCATTTATTTGTCTTATGTCGAACTTTCTACTATTATGTCCTACTATTATGTCCGCCTCCTCAATTAAAGCGCACAGAGACGAAATAACACGCTTGTCATCCTCCCTCTTTATCTCATCAGGCGTTATCTTGTCTGCCATCACTTTGTCCTCAAAAAGCCACTTAGCTGACCAAGTTAGCATCATCCAGCTATCAGATATTAACTGATTCTTATAGCTTACATTCTGCTTCCATAACCTCCAAACGTAAGCCATCATAGGGCTTGTCTCTATATCGAAAATCAGAATTTTAGCAGGGGTGTATTTGTCATTCCTGCCAAGTATTTTATTCCTCGCTATCTCGTTGCACCTATCCTTATGGTCGTAGTAGTCTTTCTTCAAATGCCCAGTTTGAGCTCTGTTCTTGTCCCCGTTTTGTCCTTTGTAATACCTTATAACTCCTCGTATATTGTCAATAGATTTAAGAGTATCTTTATCTGAGTATAATTCAGGATTCTCTTTATTAATCTTCTTTGCTAATTCAAGGTTAGACATATTGGGATAAAGCCTCATATATGACTTAGCAATGCTTCCGATTTTTACTTCCAAAACATCATTTTTAATTAATAAAATATAGCGTCAAACGACCTAACTATTTTCTACTTGTAGCTTCTGTTGGCAAATCTGTGTTATTACCTCAATGACCTCTATTGCTTCTTCGGTAATAACTGCACTTTTGGTGCTAAGTATTTTATTGCACCCTTTCCTTATCCTCACTAATGCCTTGTCGTAAACGCTATTCTTTACAACTTCCATCATTAGATATTTTACGTTTTGGAACATAATTTATAGACTTGATGAAGCGTATAAGCTCTGAATTTATTTGATTCTTAGACTCCTCCAGTTTATTATTTTGTTCCTTTAATTCATCTATCCTTGCTTCGTATAGCTTTCTCTCATTGTCGAAACCACCCTTTTGCTCTTTACTCGTATTTTCTATCTGACCTCTAATATACCACAATAACTGCCCGACAAAGCCTATCAGCAATGCTACGCTTATGCCATCAGACATATCAACCCCACTTAGTAAGCTGATACTATCAGGCGGAAAAGTGAATGCAAGTATAGTGTCTATCATTACTTATTTCCTCTTCGGTCTTGCCACTATCTCAAAGCCTGACTTGAACTTGTAATCAATGACATTGCCCAAGCTATCCATGACTGGTATCTCTTTGTCCCAAAACTTTATATAATACTTTCTGTATTTTAATTCAAAGCAAGTAGAACACACATCAAAGGCAGGTTTCCAAACCACGTTTGTATCAGCCTCAGATAGCAAGAACGCCTTTCCTCTTCTCGTGAATTTCATCTCCGCAACATCTTCGTATAAATGCGAATGCTGAGACCTCGTGTACTTAGCAAATTGCTCACTATTAATAGCTTCTTTAATAGGCACTTCAAGAATAATAGTGCTATCCTGTTGTGCATTCATTGATAAGCAGAATGCAAATGCCATAAGTGTCATTATTGTTTTCATTGTATAATTATTGTTTTATTGTATCATTTCCATAATTAATTTCTTGGTCAGGGCATAGGAAATTACCACCTCCCTTTATTGTCTGTATTTGCTCCATAAAGGACTCTGAGACTGTCTCTAATAGCATCTCAAGTGCTTCCGCTACTTTGTCATCAGAACAGATGTCTACTGCGCTGAAATCAAGTTTAATGAAGCCT